GACACATAACAACTGGCTTAAATCAGATCCGGCGTATGCTGCGGCCGTCGAATCGGTGCAGGACATTGCCCTTGATTTCGCTGAATCAATGCTACACGAACAGATCAAGGACAAAAACACGATCGCCACAATTTTCTACCTTAAGACAAAGGGAAAGAAACGTGGCTATATCGAAAAGCAGGAAATCGCCGTGGATGCTACCATCCGGCCCATGATTGTACTGAATGGCCCAACAGAGGAAGCAGGTTGACGTAAACGCCTCGGTGATCCGCAACATCAAGTTGCTCGGGGATCCGAACGGCCCACGATATATCTGCCATGAAGGGGGTGCCAGGTCGGGCAAGACCTACGGCATCATGCAATCGCTGATATATCATGCCATGCACCATGCAAGGCTGAAGGTCAGCGTGGTTAGCCATTCCCTTCCCCACCTGAAGCGGGGTGCCATGCGGGACTTCTTCGACATTCTCGAGGGGTGGGGATGGTACGACGAAGAGCAGCACAACAAGACGGATCAGATCTACACCTTTCCTGAAAGCGGCAGTTACGTGGAATTCTTTGGTTTGGAGGACCATGACCGTGCCAAGGGACCCGGTCGGGATGTGCTGTTTTGCAATGAGGCCAACCTACTGAGCAAAGCCCTATTCGACCAGTTAGACATGCGGACGCGATCGAAGGTGATTACCGACCTCAATCCGTCCGACTTTGATGTGTGGTGTTATCACCTTGCGGACGGTCCTGATGCGGTCAAGATACACAGCACGTACAAGGATAACAGGTTCCTGCCCGACAGCCAAAGGCGGGTGATTGAAGGGTATGCCCAGGCCGACCCGATGATGTGGAAGGTCTTTGGCCTTGGCGAAAGGGGCGCAAGTCAGGAACAGATCTACACCCATTGGCGTATCTGTACCGAGGTGCCGGCCGGCGATACGTTTTTCGGCCTTGACTTTGGTTTCAGGAACCCGACCGCCCTTGTGCGCGTGACAATGTCGGACGAAAGTGTGTACGTTCACGAATTGCTGTACCAGTCGGGCATTAACACCGGGGAGCTGATGCAGATGCTGCCAGAACTGATACATGACCGATATGCGGAGATATATTGCGATGCTGCCGAGCCAAAGACCATCGACGAACTGTACCGATCTGGGCTGAATGTCAAGCCGGCTGACAAAGATGTGTGGGCAGGTATCATGAAGGTGAAAAGTTTACCTTTGTTCATCACCCAACAAAGTGGCAACCTACTGCAGGAACTGAAAAAATACAAATGGAAAACCGACATGAACGGCAAGGTGATTGACAAGGAACCTGTAAAGGCTGACGATCACCTGTTGGATGCCATGCGGTATGCCATCTTTACGAGAACCAAAACGCCACGGGTGACGTGGGGAGTGATATGACTATACTTGAAAGGCTGTTCGGACGTACAAAAGGTCTTGACCCTAATGTGTCATCCTATTCCTTCATTCCGGTCAACAACGGCCAATTGTTGACGCAGTTTGATGCGCAGAAGTACACAACGGCATACCAGGACAATGGGGATGTCTATAGCATCGTGTCGTTCCTCGCGCGGAAGGCAGCAAGCATTCCGTGGTATGTTTACAAAACCAACCAAGGCAGCAGGGCCAAGATGGCCCTTGAGAGGTATAAGCGACTGACTAAGGGCATCGGTCATCCGGGGGCACTAGATCAGGCCATACGCGAGCGCAAAGCGGCGTATGACGAAAACATGATTGCCCAGGACAGCAACACTGCGCAGATTCTTGGCCAACCGAATGGGTACCAGGGAACGGATCAGTTCTTTGAGCAGCTGTTCGGCATGCGGTTCCTGACCGGTGAAGGTTTCATCTGGGGCAATGACGGCAACCTTGACAACGGCACTTTCACGGAACTGCTGATCATGCCATCGCAGTACATGGACCTGGTGGCTGATCCGAACGACCTGTTCGGGTTGTCCGGTTGGTACCTATCCGCCGGAACGGGCAACATCCCACTAGCGAAGGAAGATGTGATGCAATGGAAGTCCTGGAACCCGAATTTCGACGCCGTGGACCGTACACATCTGCGTGGTGTCAGTCCTGTCAAGGCCGCATGGTACAACTACCTGATGGGCCTTGAATCAGCAAAGGCGGCATCCAAACTGATGCAGAACGGTGGAGCCAAGGGCGCACTGGTGCCAAAGGTTGTGGGTGGAACCATTCCATTCGTGGATGAAAAAACAGCCGCCAACATGCAGCGGGCCTTGCATGACCGCGTCAACAATAACGACAGATACGGACAGGTGGCCATGCTGCAGACACCTTGGGAGTTCCTGAATTTCGGGCTCACCAGTAGCGAGATGGCATTGATTGACACCATGAAGTTCAGCCTGGAACAATGGTGCAGGGTGTTTAGCTTGCCGGTGGTTCTATTTAGCGCAGACAACATGGCCGACAACAACTATCAAAACGCACTGCGTGACCTTGTGACCAATACCATCGTGCCGATGTGCGCCCAACTAAGGGACGAACTGAACCGGTGGCTTGTGCCTCGGATGGGTGACAAAAATGTGTTTATCGACTTTGACATAATGGCTCTGCCCGAATTGCAAAGGGACATGGAGAAGATGGTTAACGGCCTGCGTGCCGCAGACTGGCTGACCTACGACGAGAAGCGCATCGCCATGAACTACGAACCGAAGGGCGGGGCCTACGACACGGCATACGTCACGCAGGGTCTTGTACCGATCGAGGAGGCCAGCATGACCCTGACACCGGAGACCGGAAACCTGGGCAATGTTGGATGACGACGAGATACGCCAATTGGTGTACATGCGATTCCCAAAGCTGCCGACCGAACGGACGTGCATGACGGAGTACAGATTCAGGACGGCAGCCAGGCAGGCATACGAAGCGAGGATTAGACGTGAAATACAACGACCGACGGAAATATCACGGGACTTGGATGAGGCTATTAAGAGCCTACGAAAAGAAATATCTGCCACGGGTGCTGAGGGCCCTTGAGGGCGAAGCCGACAGGTTCATCAAGGAAGCGGAAAGGGTAGGATTTGATGCAGCGTTTAGGACGTTCGGATTGGTCAATGAAAGGCTGTTGACGGTTGTCAACCAACTGCACAAGGAAGTCGGCGTGAAGTTTGGCAAGGAAGTAAACCGACAGCTGACCAAGACGGAAAAGGTATCATTCTTCAATGCCAATTTCATCCTGAACCTGATTGAGATCCTGACACGCCAGGCCCTCGACCTGCTGACGGCCGTGGAGACAACGACAAAGGACCGCATTCTTAACATCCTGACAAGGTCACAGACGGAACAGCTAACATTCACAGACACTGCCAAGTTGATCACTGAGCAGGTGGCATCACCTGAAAGGGCATTGACAATCACCCGGACGGAATCGAACCGGGCGGCCAATATCGCAGCATTTGAGGCAGCCAAGCTAAAGCCATTCCAAGTGACAAAGGAATGGATATCTGCCATTGACAACCGGACACGGAGATACCGCGAAAAGGATGAATACGACCATGCAATGCTTGACGGCAGCGTGCAGGAACTTGACACAGCATTCACTCAGGTCGGACGTACCAAAGGCATACAGGCCGTGGCGCAATACCCACTCGATGCGCAGGCACCTGCAGCATTCACCATAAATTGCAGGTGCGTCTTGGGCTTTGAATACAAGCGAGACGAGAATGGTGAACTGATACCCAAAAGATTAGTCTAATGCCAGTAAGAAAGTGCAGCAACGGGAAATGGCGCATAGGTGACGGTGAATGTGTGTACACCACCGAGTCGGCGGCAAACCGTGCATATCGGGCATACCTTGCGATGGAGGACGATGAAGACAACCATGAAGATGACGATGACAGTAAGGCATTGAAGGAAGAGACATATAACGACTATCCTGAAGCGGCAAGCAACAACGCAAAACGGGCATTGAAGTACAAGGAAGAAAACGGCAGCAGTTGCGGCACACCAGTCGGATGGACACGCGCAAGGCAGTTGGCCAATAGAGAACCGCTAAGCCGTGACACGATCGCACGGATGGCGTCATTCAAGAGGCATCAGCAGAACAAAGACGTTCCGTATGACGAAGGGTGTGGCGGCATCATGTGGGACGCATGGGGCGGCGATGCAGGCATTAATTGGGCGATTAGTAAATTGCAGGCGATTGACAACAAAGATGAATCAATGATTTACGGATATAAGAGACTTCAACAGGATGTCAAGGATGTCGATGTAAAGCAAGGCATCGTGACGGGTTACTTTTCTGCATTCAACATAGTCGATGCGGACGGTGACATCATCCGCCCGGGTGCATTCAAGCGCAGCATTGACGAATGGTTCCCAAAGGGCAGGGTGAAGCATCTGTTGAACCATGACCCGAAGCAACCCCTTGGCAAGATCAATGTCCTGAAAGAGGATGAATACGGTCTATACTACGAATCACAGATAGGCAAGCACAGCCTTGGCGTGGACTTCCTGAAGATGGTTGAATCTGACCTTGTGAAAGAGCATTCCATCGGGTTCAACGTCCGCAATCAAAAGAAGGGCAAGGATGCTAATGAACTGCTTGACATAACTTTGTACGAAGGTTCAAGCCTGACATCCTGGGGCGCGAATGAATACACGCCTATGCTCGGTGTCAAATCACTTGACCAAAGGGTTGAGCGGGTGAAGAAACTTGAAAGGTTTGTCAAGCACTCGGACGCAACAGATGAGACGATACAACTGCTAATGCTAGAGATTAAGCAACTGAACCAACTGATAGAGGACATGAGTGCCGCCCAGGCTCCTGCACCTGCAGACCCTGCGCCGGTAGTGGACTACGCCAAGATGGTGAAG